TGTCGGAATACTTGGTCACGAGAGTCTGTGCCATGGTTCTTCCCTCCTAATCCCTTGTCCTATTCCCCGAGAAACCCTCTCGCGAAGGCGTCGCGCCGCTTTCTCGACACCGGTGCGGCGCTGCCGGTGCCCGCGCCGCCGAGCTCCGGAACTTCGGCCAGCACCGCCCGGACCGCACGAATGACCTTCGCCCTGGCCTCGCCGTCCGCCGGGTCGATGCCGGAGAGGTCCGCGAGCTTCGCCACAAGCCCGAGCCTTTTTTCCGGCACCCCGAGGAGCGCCGCCGCCGCCCGGGCCTCGCCCTCGACCGCCCGCCGGGCGTAGTCCTCCGCCCGCCGAATCAGCGCCTCCCGCTCCGCTCGGAACCCGGCCTCACTGGGCGAATCCATGCCATCGCCCTCCGGCGCGCCCGCTTCGGGCGCTGCATTTTCGCCAGCCGCCGGCTGCGGAATCTCCGCCGAAACGCCTTCCAGGCGTCTCCCCGCTGCAGCCGTTCCCGCGCCTTTCGGCGAGGCGACCGCCTCCCCATCCTCCGCGGCCGCGCCCTTCTCCGTCGGAGCAGCCGCGCCGCCGCGCTTCATCGCCGCCCCGGCGATTCCTTCCGGCAGTTCAACACCTCCCTTATCCTCCGCGCCCTTCTCCGGCAAGGCGACCACCTTCCCGCCTTCCGTCGTCTCCGCGCCCGCGACTCCCGCCGCAACCGGCGCCCCGGCCTGCGCCAAAGCCGCCCCGCGCGCCTCATTCAAACCGCTGTCCATTTCCATCCTCTCTCCTTTCCTCGGCGCTCACGCCATTCCGGCGCCGCGCTCGGCCTCAATCTGCCGCAGTTCGCCCTCCGCGTCGGCCTCCGGCTGCCACTTGCGGATGAAACCCAGGCGGCTTCTCGCCCCGCCGGCCACCTCCGCGAGATCCCGCGCCCGCTCTTCCTCCTCGTCGTCGATGATCGGGTACAGGTGCTCGATCTTGACCGCAAAGTCGATCTCGGGCAGCTCGCAGACCCCGTAAGCGCGGGCCATCTCGATCAGACGCCGAGCCATCCACTTCAGCGCGCCGTCCCACTCGGCCCACTTCTCCTCGCACCGGCAGATCAGCCCCCAGTAGGCGGCGCGCATGGCCTTGCCGCTGGCGGCGAAGCCCTTCAAGAGCTCGACCGTCGCCTCCGGCACCGACAACAAATCGTGCATGTCGCCGCGGATGCGGCCCACCGCGTGCTCATACCGCTCGTCGTAGCCGAACTTCGGCTCCAGTACGCTGGCGGAAGCCTGGGCATGGTCGCCCCGGGACGGGTCGGTGGCGAGGTCGATCAGCGCGCCGGGCGCGATCACCACCTGCTCGACCGACGCCTGAGATGCGTCCACCAGCACCTTCTGCGGAAACATGTTGAAGCGCAGCGCGTCGATGTCGTCGCGGCAGAGCCGGTCGTAGGCGCTCTGGTTTTCGGCCAGCTCGGCCACGTCGCTCTCGCCCATCGGGTCGCCGGTCAGCGCGTCGTTGACGATCACATAGGCGGGGATGAACTTCAGCCCCGTGTCCTCGCCCGCGCGGCGGGCCTCCACCAGCCGCCCGTAGCCGTCGTACACGCCCTCGTCGATCAGGCAGCGCCCGCGCTCAAGGTAGAGCTTTTTGCGGTAGACGCGCTGCCTTGCGCGCTCGCCCAGGTCGTTCATCCCGTAGAAGAAGATGATCTTCTTCAGGCCGTCGTCCTCGCCCCGCTCGCACACGAAAGCGGTGGACGGGATAAACCGTATGGCAATCGCCCGCCCCGGCGCGCCGTCCAGGCACAGCGCCACGCGCTTTGCGATGAAGCAGTCCCGGACGCCGGAGATCAGCCGCTTCTGCCAGTCGTTCGCCTCCAGCACGCCGCTTACGAACCGCTCGATGGCGCGGGCCTCGGCCATGTGCTGCGCATCCGCCAGGATTCGGATCTCCGGCGCGCGCCCGGCCATGAACCGGCTCTCCTCCTTGATGAGCTTTTTGATCAGGTTGGTCTGGGGCTTCGCCCCGCCCGAGCGGCCCTCGTACAGCGCGTACAGCGCGTTCAGTTCGCTCAGCTCGCGGACGACCTCGCCGCCGTACAGCCCGCCCAGTTCCGTGCGGATCCAGTCCATGTTCGTCATCTGTTGCCCCTCCCGCTGACAAAGTGTTCGCGGCTCGAAAGTCCGCCCTGCGCGCGCTCCGCGAGGCCCGTGGTGGCGTCGGGCGCGTCGTCGTGCAGGTTGCGCCCCTTGCGGAGGAAGCCCGTCATGGCGCGGTGGTATTCCGGCCACCGCATGGCCCAATCCTCCGGAAAGAGCATGTTGTTCATCACCCAGGGCGCGGCCACGAGGATGCGCGCCTCCTTGTTCTGCCGCTGGTTGATCGGGATGACGCGGGTTCCCCGCCAGCCGTGGCGGCTCCACAGGAGCGCCTCGACGTTCCGGGCAAAGCCCCTGCCGCCGTTGTTCGATTCAATCCACGCCTCGTGGACTGCGTTACGCCTCAGCGCGTCCGCAGTCATCGGCTCGGTCTCCTCCATGCCCCGGTCGGAGTAGACCACGTCGAGCACCCACAGCCGCCCCTCCAGTTGGCCCGCGATCACCGCGCAGAGGTAGTCGCGCCCGGTATCGGCGGTGTCGGCGTAGCAGAGGACCTTCTCAAATGGCGCGTCTGGCAGGCGGGCGTAGGTGGAAAACCGCTCGTACAGCCGCCCCGTCAGGTCGATGGGCTGCTGCTGGTAGTTGGCCAGCGCGATCTCCTGGCTGGTGGTGCGCCTGATCTCGCACCACCGGCTCCAGCTGAGAAGCGCCGGGCACAGCATCTCGCGCCTCTCTTCGTCCAGGCACGCGGGCATCCGGATCACGCGCCACTTCTCCGGCTCGCGGGCGATCAGCCGCCCGCAAAGGTCGCCGGTGGCCCAGCGAGTCATCACGACGATCTGGATTGCCCCTTCCTCGAGCCTCGAGAAGAACGTGTCGTTGTACCAGTCGAACTGCGCTTCCAGCGCCGCGGCGTTCATTGCCTCCAGGTGGTTCTTCACCGGGTCGTCGATGATGCCGATGGAGCAGCCCACGCCGGTGATCGTGCCGCCGAAGCCAGCCGCCAGGAAGCTCACCGGACGCCCCTCGAGGGCCCAGATGTTGCTGGCAGCGTCACCCTTCTGGAGCCGGACGCCCGGGAACACGTCGGAAAACACCCGCGCCTTGCCGTCAATCCGCGTGGCCGCGATGCCGCCCCGCACCGCGCGAGAGAACCTCCCGGCCAGCGTCTCGTTGTAGCTGACAGTGATGATGCGCTCCTCCGGGTTCCTGCCCAGCGCCCACTGGTTGAACAGCGCCAGCGTGTAGCTCTTGCCCATCCGGGGCGGCAGGTTGATGATGAGCCTTCGGCAGACCTCGCCGTCCGGCCCGGGAAGCCGCCTTTCGACGAGAGCTTGAAGCGCCTCCGCAAGCGCCATGAGGTGCGGCCGGTCGTCCCGGAAGAACTTTGGGTTGATGAAGTGGCAGTAGGCCCAGAAACTCTCCCGCGCCCGCCCCGCGCCATCCGCCCCCGCGATCTCCCGCATAAGCGCCCTCTCCCGCTCGTTCATCCGCCCTCCCCTCCGCCAGCGCGGCCTCCGCCCTCGCACTCGAGCAACTTCTCGATCTCCCGCGTCTCTCCGGGTCCTCCGCCAGCGCTCCGCATCAGCCTTCGCACCCGCGCGGCATCCTCCCTCACACCTCGCGCTCGAGCAACTTCTCAATCCCCGCCCGCAGCTCCGGTTCACCCGCCAGCGCAGCGCGGATCTCGGCGACAACCTCGGCCCGAGCCGCCGCAAGGCTCTTCTTCCGGCTTCCGGACGCCTTCTCGTACTGAGCGATCGCCCGCACCGCCGCGATCAGCCCGCTGGCGGCCTTGTCGGCAGGAAGGTCATTGAACATCTCCCTGTCGCCTTTGAGCCGCTCATAAAACCCCGCGACGGCCATCGCCAGCGCCGCGCCCGCCAGGTCAAACCCGGCGTTCTCGTCGGCCCAGCGCTTCACCTCGTCAAGGCGCGCGCGCATAAGCCGCTCCTCGGCCCTTCTGCCCGCCTCGTATCGCCCGACAGCCCCCTTGACGATGAAAAATCCCTTCGCCTGAAGCGCGTCCGAAATCTGCTGATAGCCGCTTAGTCCCCCGGCCAACAGCCGGTCAATTTCAGCGCGCTCCTCCGGGGGCAGTTCATCCACCGCCATGTACGAGCGAGCTTTCCGATGCACCGCCGCGCCGTCCGCTGTCTCCCGACCGGGCCCGCCCTGCGCGCCGGCATCCCCGGCGCCGTTTTCTTCCTCCCCGCCGCGCTCCAGCCGCGCATCGGCGCCCTGGCACCGCGCAACCGAATCGCGCCCGTCCAGCTCTCCGCTCTTCAAGGCCGCGACTGTGCCGGCCTTCGCGCCAGCGCCTCCGGCGCGCCAGTCCCCCTTTCGGCCGCGCCCGACGGCCTTCGCCAGGGTGTGGGGCGCGGAGTCGAGGGGCACAGTTGCCGCGCCCTCGACGGCCCTAGGCGCGCCGCCCATCGCCGAAGATCACGCCGGGGTCTTCGATGTCCCCCTCGGCGAGGTTGCACCCGGCGGCGGTCAGCTGCACCAGCGCGCCGCGAAGCGGCGTCAGTTCCGGCTCGGCGCCATCGCGGTAGCTGATGGTCACAAAGCCCTTCTTCGGGTCGGCGAGGTAGAAGAGTTGGGCGGGCACTTCGGTCTCCGCGGCGGCGTTGTCGCCCAGGAGCGCGAACACCAGCGTCTTGACCGGCATCGGCGGCCGCCCGAAGTCCTTGTAGAGCATGGCCACGATGTCGCCGCGCAGCTGCTTGCGCTTGACGAGGTCGGTTTTGGTCATCATCACAATCCCTCCTTCTCCTTGAAGCCGATGATCAGTTCGCGGATCTGCCCGAGCTGCGCCTCGATGTTCTGTGTCATCCGGATCAGGTCGTCCCGCAGCGCGTATTTTTCCGGCAGCAGCGTGATGAGCCGGTCGTATCGCTCCTCCTGCTTGTCGATGCGCTTTTCGAGGGCGTCCATCCGCTCGCCGGCGCGCTTTTCGCCGCGCTCGATCTTCGCCTCCAGATCGCTGACCAGCCGCTTGATGAACCAGGCCAGCGCCGCGACCATCAGACCGACGGCCCCGGTCGCGGCCCAGAACGCGTACTGTGATTCCATCTGCAGCCCCTTTCAGCCAAAAGAAGATGATTCCGGCCGTTCCTCACATCCGGAATCATATCCGATCACGCCGCCAAGCGCCGCGCGAAGCGCTTCGCATTTTTGCCTCGCAGGCTTCCACCCCATCCCCGCGCCCGTACCCACCTCCCGACGCAGCGCGCCCCGCCCTTCTCCAGTGCTTCAAATCCTGCGATTGATAAGCCTTGCGCCCGAAGCGCCTGTTTCCCTCTGTACTGCAAAAATAACGCCACCATATTGGTGACGTTATCCATTTCCCGCCAAGCGCCCGTCACGGCGCCTTCCGCTTTGCCCGTCCCGCCCGGGACACCACCGCCTGCACCGTCCGGCGGGACACGCCATACCGCCGCGCCAGCACCTGCGTGTTCATGCCGTCGTACTCGGCGCGGATGCGCTCGTCCCGCCGCGCGGCCTTCAGCGCGTCCAGCTTCGGGATGTAGAGCGGCGCGCCGCCATAGGCCTCGCAAAGCCGGATCGTCGCCTCTACGCCGATCACCTCCGAAAGCCGCCGGTGCGGCTCCGGCAGCATCTCCCGCGTAAACTCCTCCATTTCCGCTCCCTTCCCGCGCCCCGCGCGCCGCTGCGCCGGTACGGCGCGTACCATCTCAATATCTCATGCTTAGCGCCTGCCATCCGATGACCAACCGCTATCCCGCGCTTCGCCCGCGCTCTTCGGAGCGCTTCTCCGTCCACTCCCCGTCCGGCCACCTGACCCGGTACTGAAACCCCTCGCGCCGCCGCCGGGCGGCCGTGCCGGCGCAGGTGATTCCGCGGACTTCAGCCCGCGTCAGGCGCAGGCCGCGCCCCACGCGCCGAGCGATCTCCGGCGACGTCACCCCGCCGCACTCGAGAATCCACATCAGCTTCGCCCCGATGCCGCACGCCCGCGCCGCGTCCTCCGTCGACTGGAAGCGCTCCGCCCGCCGCCGGGCGAACCACCCCTCCGGCAGCTTCAATAGCGGCTCGCCCGGACGGAAATCCGTCCGCCCGCCCCGGACGCCCGTCAATGCCGCAGACAGCTTCGGGCGCGGAAACGCCTCCTCAACTCTTTTCATCGACATCCTCCATTCCGCCCCCAAAGGCATCGCCTTTTTGCCAGGACCCGNNTTTCGAAAGGAGGGGCGTCCCGTGTTCTACGCCAGGCTGGAGCAACTGTGCAGGGAGAACAACACCTCGGTGGCGGAGGTGGCGGAGACGGTGCTGCACGTCAGCAGCGGCACGCCGACGGGCTGGAAGAAGGGCGCCTCGCCCCGGGCGTCGCTGGTGGCGATCGCCGCGCGGCACTTCAACGTCTCGGCGGATTACCTGTTGGGGCTGACCAGCGAAAGGCGCGGAGAAGTCGGCGCGCGTTCGCTTGACCCCGACGAGGCCCACCTGGTGGACGCGCTTCGCGCTGCGCCGGAGGCTTCCCGCCGAGCGGCGATGAACCTGGCCCTCTCCGCGCTGGGATCCGCGCCCGCGGCGGAGTCAGCGCTGCCGGACGCCACGCCCGCCCCCGGCAGGGTACGCCCGTTCCCCGCCCGGCCCGGCCGTAAGTCCAACCGCGCATGGAAGGGCGTGGAGGGGCGCGCTGCGGCCGGCCCGCCCATCACGGCGGTGCCGGAG